AATATAATATACTTACCTTCTACATCTATATAAGTACCCATAAAACTCGTGTGTCCATCATAAAACTTATCTTCATAGTATTTTGCCAATTTATTATAATTGCCTTTTACCCATATTTCTAAACAATTACCATCACGTTCTATTTTTGCTACTTTTATGTGTTTTCTCATTATTCATCACTCTTTCCCTCTAAAATATTTAATAAATCATCAGTTTTACATACAAAAATAAAATCTTGGTATATTTCCCCTTTTTTATTATCAAACCATATTTCTTCTTGTCTTGAATTTCTTTTTATACACTTAATTGCTTTTTCATTTCTTGTCTTGTAATCCATTTCTTTTATAAATTGTTTTTCAAAGTTCTTTTGTGCTTCTTTTAACATTTCATTTTCTTCCCTTAACCTAACAACTTCATCATACAATTCTACTTCTTCATTTATTAGTGTTTCATCATATTCGTATGCCTTTGTTGCTATTACTTGAAAATTTATGCTGTTCTTTATTTCATTTAGTCTTTTTTCACTCATTTTTTTTGCTATTTGTTCATATATTTGTGGTTCACTCATTTTCTATCACTCACTTTCGAGGCACATATTAAAAATACTAATGCTATGCCTGTTATTATTCCTAATATATAATTAATCATTATTTCCTCCTATAAAATCGAATATGTTAGTTTGACCTTCTATAATATCTTTTCGTTCCTCTTTATATTGATATTGTGGTGAAAATGGGCTTGTTTTTCTATAAAATCTTTTATCATAGAAATCTTGTACTGTTTTGCACCCTTCTTGTCTGTTTGAAGTAAATAGATGATTGCATCTACAATTACTTACACCACCACATAACAAACAATTATCTATTTCACTTTTTTGATAATCTAAACCAAATTTTTTTATCATAGCTGTACTATTAAATTCTGTGCTATTTTTTACCAACCTATCACCACAACAACATTTGTTTGTTCCTAAATATCTCATATCATTATCTGCAATAGAGTATGGTATATTGTTTTCTTTAAAGTATTTAATAAAAGGTTCATACATCTTCTTCCGTATTTCTGGTTTTAAGTTAAGCAATCCCATTTGAATAAAGTCATCTTTTTTTAAACCCAGTTCATTTAGAATAAATTCTTTAGATTCTTTGTTTTGAGGAACTATCTTAATGCCTTCTAAAGTAAAATTATCAGCATCTTTAAACATTTCAACTATCTTTAATGTGGATATGTTAGGAATAAATGGCTGTATCCTTATTCCAACCTTAAATCCTTTATCTTTTAATTCTCTGTAAAACTTGTATCTTTCTTCAATGTTTGGAACATTTGGTTCAATATTTTTTAAATTATCTACATTAGATATACTTAACTGAAACGAATGTAATTCAGGTTTAATATCAGCATCATACACACTACTACTTTTGGTTGAAAACAATATATGAATACCATATTTATTGGTTATATCTATTAATTTTTTTGTTATACTAAGTTTTTTCTCACATGGTTGAAAAGGATCGCTCATACCTCCCCAATGCCAAGTAATTCCTTTTGATATTAAAACTTCCAAAAAGCTGGTATTATCAATTTCTTTTTTATCAAATATTTTTGTTAATTTTCTTTCTACTTTTTTTATATCGGCTACTTGAATGTGTTTATCATATTTCATTATTTCTCTATTTTCTGCAAAACAATATTTACATCCAAAAGAACACGTTTTATAACTATCAATACGAATTGGTAAACCACATATAGCAAATTTGCTACTCACATTTAAAGCATCAAATTTCTTTATGTCAATCATTCTTCCACCATCTTTAATAACTTTAATAATCTCTTTAAATAATCTACCCTAGTCATTTTAAGGTATTCTTCTTTGTTATTCTTTTTATTCTCTATATCACTTTTTATTATTTCTTCAGTTATTAGTATCTTGTAATTCTCTATTTTCTCCCTCATTAGCTCCCTCTTTCACTTTAGGTGGTCTTCCACGTTTTCTCTTAACTTCACCAGATAACAACTTGTTAATATCTTCATCAGTAAGTATTCTGTTTTTATACTGTGAACCGAGACTTTTAACCGTCTTATAAATCTCGTGCATCAAGAATTGACGTGTTTCCTTACCAGATAATTTTGATTTATGAGTGTTATAAGTATTTTCTATTTCGTGTTCATTGTTTAAACTACGTCTAAGTACTCTTAACTCGTGCATTTTATTAATCACATTCACACTAGCAACTTCGTTTAGTTCGTTATTTTCTACTAAGTGGTATAAATCGCTTAATTGAAGATCAGTGTTTTGGATTTCAATAGATTGAGTTTCTATCATTTCATCTATTTCGTCTAATAGGCTTATAACTTGTTTTATTTTCTCTACAATTATCTCGTTCCTCATCGATACTCCCTATCTCTAACTTTTTAACTCTTTTCTCTAAAGCAATTAATCGTTTGTTTTGTTCGATATTTTCTGATTGCAAATCCTCAGCTTGTTTCTTTAAGTTGTTTTCATTTCTCATAACTAGAACAGTTAGGTAACAAATAATCGCTATAATTAATACTACACATAAAATTAATTTCATAAAATCTCCTTAAATAACTTCTCTAAACTCAAAACCCTCATATTTGTATAACAGCATTTTCTTTTTTATTTTGTATACTTCATTTTTTGCAGTAAAGTAAGACTTAACATCTTCCACTATAACTTTGCCGTCCTCAACATATTTAAAGTCGGCTACATAGACTATAGGGCGGTATGTTTTACCATCTCTTTTAAATTTTTCCTGTAGTTCGAAGGAAGGTTGCAATTCAAGGTCAGATATTTGTCCTAACTCTTGTTTCCTTTTTAACTCTAAATATCGCAAACTTTCCTTCTTAGATGCAAACGTAATTCCATCTACTACAGTTTTCTTACTTAAATATTTCAAACTTCCTTCTTTTCTTCCACTTTAGTTCTTGGTTTTCTACTTGTTGTAGAAGTGCTATTTTTTACTTTTGCTTTAGTTACAGTTGTATTTTTAATTTTACCTGTACTTAAATGCATATCTTTTGTTTTTATAATATAAGTTTTACCCTTTGTTTTAGATACTTTCTTAGCATCTTTCTTTATTTTTTTGTTGATTTCTTCAGCAATTTTTGTTTCTTCTAATCTTTTATGATATTCGTAATCTTCATCAACAACTCTATTTATTACTTTCTCGTTATTATTCATTACTACATCTAAAACTATCATTACTGGTACTAGTGTAACTAATACTCCCCACGACATACACCTTAATACTGTTGATTTAATAAAGAAATTAGCAATTATAAGTAATAACCATAAAGCATTAATAACTAAACACGTAGTACTAATTGCTTTCGTCATATTGTATTTTTTATGTTCTTTAATAAATTGTAAAAGTTGTTCTTTAGTATTATTATCACTATTCATTATTTCTCTATTTGAATCTGTTTTAAACAATCTCCAACCATCATATGGTGTTGGTATTAAAATATAATGTTCCCCTAATTTTCCATCTAATTTAATTATTTCTTCTATGCTCATATTTCCTCCTAATCCCATGGCATTTTTTCCTCTATTTCAACTTTTGCAGCAAAATTCTTAAAAGGATCATCGCTCATTTTCTTAACCTCTTTTACTTCTTCTCTTTTTTCTTCTTTCTTTTCATTTCCTCTATCAAAATGAACTTTACTTACTATCAAATCGGTTGTATAAACCTTTTGTCCTTCCTTTTCATAAGAACCAGTTTGAATACTTCCTTCAACAATAATTCCACTACCTTTATGGAAGTATTTACCTATCATATCAGCAGTATTTCCAAATGCTTTACAACTAATGAAATCACTATCGTAATTACCATCAGCATTTTTAAAACTTCTTCTAACAGCTACATAGAAGTTAGCAGCACTACTACCACTAGGTAATTTCTTTACCTCTACATCTTTAGTCAAAACCCCACGAATAATCGCAATATTCATAATTCCTCCCTATATTTACTTTTTCTTAATTCTCTTTCTAATTTTTGTTTAAATTCACTTTTTTTAGATGGATAAACCATTGTTCCACAAAAACTACAATCTACAGGACGATTTCTTAAAAAGAATATACTGTGTCCACAAGTACGACAATAAACGTGTTCATACTTATCCCATTTGTCATATTTTGCGTCTTTTAATTTATCACAAGCCATAATTATCTACCTAATATTCTTTCCCATTCATCAGTATGTTCGTCTCTCCAAGCATCAAAAGGATCTTCTTCATAACTCTCTGGTGCAACAGTTTCTTCCTCTAATTCAATATCTTCAACCATCTAAAACACTTCCTTTTCTAAGTAATCTAACTCGCTAGGACGTTTAAGGTGTTTCATACAATCGAGCATATATCTAACACGTTTAACTATCTTTTCCATAGCAACTTCGTCTCTTTGTATTATCACTTGTTTATTATGTAATTCGGTAATTACTACATTGATAGGATCTTCCTGTTCCTCATCAGTTAAAGTGTTTACATTAAGAACACCATAATTACTATCTAGCACCCACATTTGTGCTTGTATTTGATAATAATACGATGCGGGTATATTAAGTTTAATGCCCTCGTATTCAGTGTTATAAGTTCGTTTAGCAAACCAAGATTTCCAACTGTTTTCATTTATTACTTTATTTTCAACTGGACAATATGTATCTTTTACTCTAGCATCTAAACTAACTACAAAGCCTTTTATAGGTGATTCAATTCGTTCATTATAAACAAGTTCTACATCGTTGGTTTTTGCATAGTAGTTTAAACAATCCTCTTCTAAAATATTCCCAGCCGTTATAGCATCACTATCTATCTCTTGATAATCTTGGATACCAACTTTTAATTCCCATAAGTCTTGTGCCTCTTGGGTATCAAAGTTAAGTAATTTATAAACTTCGGACGCACCTATTTGTTTCCTACGAGTTTCTCTTTCTTCCAAACTAAGCATTCTTATCAACCTTCTTAGGTTTATCAATAAGTTCCATTTGTTCTAATAACGTCTTACATTTATCTGCATCGTTATAATTTTTGACAAACTCTTCTTTAGTAGTTCCTAATAGTTCATAAATCTTTTCTTGTGTTTGGTATTTTTGTATCATTTTTTCAAGTAGTTTTTTAACTTTAGTTTGTACAGCACTTAGTTTCTTAGTCTCTTCTTCTTTCTCCATCTTGCTACGAATAGCATCAGGATCGTCCTCTGATGTTGCTACGTTAAAGTATTTCAAAAGGAAATATCTATTCGAATAGGTTAAACCGCTACCCATAGCTTGACTACCATCAGCTTGTTGTCCTACCATATACCAGTTATTAACTTCCTTAGTGCCATTTTCTAAATCTTCCCAAGTAAACGTCATTTCACTACATACTAGAATATCCGTCTTAGGTTGTCCTTTAGAGTTTTCATACTTAACTATCTCTGTGTGCATAGTGTTAGGTACAAAGTTAGGAATAAGTCTTAGTTTGTAGGTTTTCATCATTTCATTTACTTTACTCAAAATACTTAACTCATCTACGAATTTGTATCCATGACCTTCCTCAGTCTTTTGCATAATACTTACTTCGTTTTTAATTTCAAATAGTTTTTTAGCTAAAGACTTAGTTTCTATTTCTTTATCTTTCATTAATCTAACACCTCAATTTCTTCCTCCAACTGTAAATCATCTAGTTGTTGATTTACTTCTAAAAGTTCATACACTAATGAAATATCATCACCTAACATTTTCTCTAAATCGTGCATGATGTTTATTTTTCTGTCGAATAATTTAATCAATAATTTTTCTTTTCTCGTTTCCATTTTTACCTCAATCATATAAATCTTTATCTAGTTCTTTACTTATCTCGATACAATAATCTTGTATCTTGTTTAAATCTAATATTTTTGAAATATTAAACTCTTGTTTTTCAAGTTGTTTTGCCAACTTACTTATTTCAACCAAATATGAATTAATCTTTTCCTTATCAATCATTTAATCATCCCTCTTTTTTTTAATCATATGCGAATAATTTTTAACTGGTACTTCTTTAAAAGTTCTTGATTCTGGTTCATAAGTTAAACCAACTAATCCAGTACCTTCCCCATCTTTTTGTTTTAAGACTTCTAACACACAATCACACTCGTTTATATTTATTCCTTGGTTATAACCATATTTTGTTAATATTTCGTAATCCCTACTTTCTTTGTCTAACTGGTCTATACGAATTAAAGAAATAACATTGTATGCTTTGTTAGGAATATTCATAGTACCAGCGATATCTTGAATTTTTATTCTTTGTGTATCAGACTTTCTTGGATGAGCAACCAAGTGAATATTACAATGTTTCTCTACTGCAAACGCTCTTATTCTCTCAGTAATATCCTTTTGTTCCCTTAACTCATTACTTGTATTAGTATCAATTTGCATTAGGTTATCTACTACAAAATCTCTTACACCATAGTGTTCATAACATTGTTCCATAGCAATTAATAAATTATTTACATCGTGTTTTTCATCGTTATTGTAAATAAATAAATTGTGAGCAAACTGTCTATCACACTCAGCTATGTATTTGTCATCAACAAAGTATTCATACACTTCAGCTTGATAATCTATCCCATCTATTTTGCAAGTGGGTACTTTTTCTCGTTTTATCTTACCTTTTCCAATGTACTGCTTATACAAAGTATTTTTAAATGTTTCTACATCTTGTTCACCATTAAAGTAAAATATTTTTCTACCTTGTCTTAAAAACTCTTGTGTTAAGAAACTTAATAACGTAGTCTTTCCACCATTTGTTTGAGCAGTCCAAAGTGTTATGCAATTATAAGTGAAACCACCAATTAACTTATCAAGTCTATAAAAATGACTGTATGCTCTTTCTTTTGGTTTTGTGTTATACGGAATATCAGCAATATCATAAAACAGCGTACTAGATACCAAATCAATCTCTTTGGCTTCTTCTTTAATTTCTTTTTTGTTTTCTTTGTAAATATTTTTTAAAGAAGGACTATATGTTTCTCTACAGTTTGAAATAGCTTTTTCAATTACTAAATCTAACCAATCTCCATCTTTTGTCTTACGATAACATTTTTCTCGTTCCAAACCACTCGACAGAATTATTTGTTTTATCATCGCATGGTTTTTATCAGTCCAAAATGCTAACATACTAGCAAGTCCTAAAGTTGATTCACTATCGATATTACAATTCCCATTGTAGTATTTATCAAACTTAAACTTCTCAGTTGGAATACTACGAATTTTATCGATTATCGAATACATATTGTTCATATCAATTTCTTTTTCTTGTTTAATTTCTTTCGTTTCCTGAACAGAATATTCATTGTATAGTTTCATAAGTTCTTCGTTGTAATCGACTATTTCCTTCGAATTTAACGTATCTCCAGTAAAAAGCATATAATGACAATCTACATACATTTCTATCTTGGTTTTTAGATTTCGTGGTATCGTTCCTTTAGCAAAAATATGTATTCCAGTACCACTTACCGATTTTTCTTGATATGTGTTTGAAAATCTTTGAGTAATATTTTTTGCTAAATCACTTACCACTCCATTTTCATCAATACAGTGATCTATATCGATACAAACAATATTATCTTCTTTAAAAATTACATATCCTAATCCAAGTATCTTGTCTTTAAATTTTAAATAATTTCTTTTACACTCCTCTAGTGAATACCATTGACTTTTATCATTTGGTTTATTTGCATAAAACTCTTTACCATTCATTGGACGTTTATTCAAATCACCAAAACCCCATCTGTTTCGATTTACCAATTCTTTTGGTATAAATTTAACTGGTTTCATTTTCTTCCTCTTTTACAGCTCTTCTGTAATCTTCTAAATAATTTTCAAATTTCGATGCTCTAAACAATGTTGATGGTCTAAAGTAAGTATCGCTCATTTTACCACTACTAAACCTTTTAGGACTAATACACCATTCTTGATACTGGTGATATATCACATCTTTCATTTCATCTACAGTATGTTCTTTCAATCTTGCTTTAATTAATTTCATTGTGGCATTTACAGGTTTATATTGCCTATCACCTAGTGTATTCATATACTCTAAAACAGCTAACGCTCCATCCCCCTGTTGATTTTTTTCAATGGGGGGATATATAGGGGGGTTATTTATATTTTTATTACTTGTATTATTCTCTTTGACATTTTCGTCAATCGTCGATTGATATTTTTGATAATCGTCGATTGATATTTTTGTCAATCGTATGTTTCTTTCTAAAACTTCACATCCACGTTTTTTATATTCAATAGTTATGTACTTTTTGTCTTCTAAAGTTTTTAATTTTCGTGATATAGTTTCTTCAGAAATATCAAACAATTCAGATAAGTATTTATTACTTGCATAACAAAAACCTTTTTCTGCACACAAACTAGATATTATTAATAACAAACCAAGTTCATTTTTAATGTCTTTATCTAATGCCCATTCATTTAAACAAATAGCGTATCCTTCGTTCATACTTATCTCCTTTGTTGCAACCTTAACCCCTAATCCTTAAATAATTCGTAATAATTTTTGTTGTAATGTTCACAAATTTTTTCAATTTCACCTATTGTCCAATCCGTTTTACCTGATAGTTTATGGTTTATAGTAATTCTATTTACTTGTAATAATAATGCTAAATCAGATTGATCCTCCCTATTTCTTAACATTTCAGCCATTAAATTAGGGTATTTTAAATTCTCTATAGGTTTTGCCATAATTCTCCTTTCCGCAAGAGATTTTGATAACAAAAAAACCAAAATCAACTTAATGACTTTGGTTTATTGTTTTTATATAAAATGACTTATTTTAATTATGTTAAGTTCTATATTTTCTCAATATATATATTATGTTAAGTTCTTTTTATAAGACAAACCAAAGTCGATTTTTTATCTCCTTACCCTTTCATTGTACACTGTTCTTTTCGCTTAGTCAACATTTTTTTAACAATAAAATAATCTTTTTTTTATGTTAGACATTTTTGTTGTCAAGTAAGTTTTGTAGAACACGTAATTCTTTGTTATTGGTGTCTAATTTCTAATCTAAAGAACTTTTTAACATAATTAGTATAATTGGTCGATTTATATAAAAAGTGCCTTAAAAATGATTTGAAGCACTAATAATTAAATCTGTCTCCAATTATAAGTTTTTTTAGCTAAATAATCAGCAATTCGTTTTTTGATAGGATCTTTCTTTGCATGATATTCTTTTATCATTCTTTTATAATCATCTTTGTGATAATAATTACCATCATAAAATTGATAATGAATATCAATAACTTTCCAACCCATCGATGTTTCATCTCCTATTTCTAAACCATAAGTACCAAATCTAGGTCGCATAATTATATCCCCATTGTTTTTTTGAAAAGTAATTACACAATCAGTATGTTTTGTCATTAACATTTCACCCCCTTTTTCAAAGTAACATATTATATATTACTTTGCATAATTTGTCAAATTAAAAGGACTATTTACGTCCTTACTTTACAAGCCATACATACTCTACTTTTCTATTTCTACAATCAAAAGTATCATAAATTGTGCCTTGTTTCGAACATACAATATGACCATCCATTGTAATTAGTAATGTAGAGTTAGGAAACATTCCTGATACCTCCCCTACACTACCTTTTATGCCATATAATCGTTTATATGTTCTATCTAAGTAATTAATAACAAAGTCCTTTTTATCAAATAATGTACCTTCGTATTGTGCTATATCGCTTAGGTAATCATACACATAATCCCATGGTTTATTAGTAGCACAAGACAAAGCTCTTATGACGCAATCATCTGTAAACCTGTTGACAGCATTTGCATTATAGAATTTATACACTTTACATCATACTTCTTTGTAAAGTTTCACGCAATTCGTTCTTTTGTTGCTCACTATTAGCCTCTTCATAAAGAACTTTAATAAAATCTTCAAGCGACTTAATCATGTAGTGAAAACTCTTATCTGATTCTTGTCCAGCACCATAACGATTGCGGTTTTCCATATAACGTCCATATTCACCATACATACGATCTAAATGCTCATGTCCACGGTATTTAGCATCGTATCCCCTACGACCGTATTCATTACCGTATTCATTGCCATATCGTCCGTATTCTCCGTATGAACCATCACCATAAGAACCATGTCCAGGTCCTCTTCCATTATAGTTTCCGTAGTTGCCATAATTTCCGTAATTCATATTCATATCCTCCTTATTCATGTGTTTAATTTTTGTTAGTTTATATACATAATCTAGGTTATTAGTTGTTATACCTTCATCTAATAATTCTTTTAATGATTTTTCAGTCTCTTCCATTAGCTTATGTTCCATTTTCATCACTTCCTTTCGTTAATAATTCAATGATTTTTTCGTTTTGTTGAATTATTGTCTTTAGATATTTTTCATCTTGAAAACGTAATTCGTTCATTAAATCATTGTTTTTATAATCTTGCAATAATAAAATAACACTATATAATTGTAAGATTAATGATGTAGCATCTAAGTTGTTTCTCATTAAATCCTAGATATACTAAATGTAGCGTTAGTTATAATTGCCTGTGTAGTTGCTATTGGTGTTGTAGGTGTAGTTGGTGTTGGTACACTTGGAACACTTTGAACAGAAATATTTGTAGTACCTCTAGGACATACTCTTAATTTCTTATCAAATGAAATTGTTTCATAATCATCGGCTGCTGCAATAGTTACAGCACGAACTGTATCTGGGATCATCACACCGTCTTGAAATAATGCTACTGCCACAACACCTGCCGTTGCCGAAGAAACAGAAGCACTAAATTCTACATCATAATAACCTGTATATCCGTTTCCAAATATTTTGAAATTAGGATTACCATTTGAATAATCTAACCACCCATTACAAGTAGCACACCTTGTTCTAATATCAGTTTCATCAAAAACTATTGGGCTTGCATTACTTGGGAGAGCCAATGGCTCGTTTATAATTGTTTCAATCATATATATTCTCCTTTCTTAAATAAAAGAGATAGAACTATGCCTATCTCTGTGTTCTCTGCATAAAATTCTGCAGAGATTAGCAAGTTCTCGTAATCGAGCTAGTAGTAATCTACTTCATGCTTAAATAAATTGACTTGTGGTGAAGTTTCCACATCCACATCCATTATTGTTTGAACAAGTGAATATAGGAGTTCTTCCGTAAACTGGTGTACTAGGTACTGGACAGTTGCTTAATCTGTTGTATAGTTGGTCAACTTCATTAGCAAATCCTTGTGATATAAATGCGTTTTGAGCTATCTGACTTGCTTGTAAATCTTTCATTAGTAATTCACGTTGTAAATCAGTAATCTTCTCATTCTTCTCATCTATCTTGTCATTGCATAATTGGTCAAGAATACGTTGTGTATTAGCTGTTTGATTAATTAGTAGGTCTTTTAAACCATCAGCAAGTGCAGCTCTATCAGCACAGTTTTCACTTAGAATAGTACTGTTTAAGTTAGCTATACCAAGTCTGTTGTCAGCACTAGCAGTTGATAATTGTTGACTAAGTGCAAAATTTTGGTTCATATCAGCCATTTGTCTGTTATTAGCAGCTATTTCAGCATTAAAGAAACCATTACTTACTGTTTGATTCATATCAGCACAGCAATTACATAACTGATTGCTTAATGAATAGATTCCACCATTTATAGTGTCTAGTTGATTGCTTAGATGCAATGTATCAAATCCGTTGTTGGTATTTTGCATGATTTCTTTTTGTCCATTAGACAACCAAGCATATCCATCATCGAATCCTCTACCACCGAAGAAACCACCATTGTTTCCATTATTACCCCAACCACCAAAGGCTAGTAATAACAATAGAACTATCCATCCGTCTCCACCTAGGAAACCATTGCCACCAAATCCGCCACCATTACCATACATAACTGGATATGGATAAGGATATGCGTTGTTAGTAGCTAGATCGACGGTTGGTACAATACCTGATGTATTTCCGTTCATAATTTACCTCCTTTCTATTATTTTTATATAAGGCTATTTAGCCTTTATACCAAAGCTTTCTAACTGTTCGTTAGTTATTCCATAACCATTAGCATATTTTCTAAAGCTAGTTATTTGTTCTGGAGTATATTTACTTACTATTTGATTTATCATTTCATTAGGGTTACTTTGATTTTTTTGTAGATTTTGAAATTGTTGAAATAGTTGTGGGTTTCTCATCTTCAACTGGTTCTGCAACATATTCATCAACATTTGTGTTGGATTCACGTTTCTTCATTCCTTTCTTTAACTCTTCAATTTGAGCTTGTAAGTACTCTATTCGAATATCTTTATCATCTTTAGGTACGATTTCAGTTAATTCGTAAGTTTTAATTTCTCCTTTAGTGTTCTTAATCCATACAACACTCATATCTTTACTAAAGTATGGTGTATCACCTATTACCATGTCTCTTTGTACTTCTTCCATTGATGCTGCATACCTAATTACATCTCTATTGGTAGGCGCAAGTTGAAAGTTTTGTGTTAATGAGGTAGGCATTTGTGGTTGAACAGGTTGTTGCATTTGACTACGCATTTTCTCTAATTCATTAATTTGAGCATTAATCCTATCTAAAGTAGGTTGATTATACATATATGGGTTCATTCTTCATCTCCCATATAAATATTGATTATTATTGGTTTATTCTTTTTCCATTGTTCACAATCCTTACATTCGTCATCCATAATTGCAAGTAAGTCTTCAATTAAACTTCCCATAAATTCCTCCCTAAAATACAAAAAGAGAAGTTCAACCACGATTATTGTTTTAAAATAATACAGGTTACTTCTCCTTTCTATTTAAAGAATAAAATAAAAACAGAGATAAAAAAGTTCATCTTTATCTCTGTTTTTTATTGTTCCATAATGTCAATTTTGTTAATTCCAATTTCTTATATATTTCATACTTGTTTCGCAAGTCAGTAATAGTTCTTGATACCGTACTATAACTTTGTGTAGTATCCATAGCCATTTTGACATAAGTGTCTCCGTGTATATATTTATCGAGTATTTCTTTTTCATAATCAGTTAATACAACTTTCTTAATAAAATCGTTATATATTATATCTATTGCTAACTCTTGTTTCATAGCATATACCACCAATCTCATACTATCATATTTAGTTCATACGATAAGTTCAATTTTAGTTCAAAATTTCGCTTGCGTGTAGTTATGATACATAAAAAAAAGAATATGTAAATCATATTCCATAGTAATAAATCGTAAAAGTCGTAAATTTTCGTAATAATTCGTAAATATATTAATATTGATTTTGTAATAATAAATTACAACGTTTCGTTAAATCCTTTTTTCTATTTCTTATTGTTCCTTCCGTATATCCAACTTGTTTAGCAATATCACAATTATTATAACCCTTACGCCATAACTCAAATATCTCTTTTTCTTTTTTTGCTTCATTAAAATACATAGAAGTTATAATAAAATTAAATAAGTGTTCATTCTCAATGAATCTCATATTTCCCCCACAATTCGCTATATTATACATACTTGCTTTTAATATGTCAAATGTGGTATAATTATATTGTTAGATGAGTTGTGTTTCTTTGGGTCCATTGGACACTATCAAGTCTGGTTAGGAGAAGCATTACCAGATAACTCAATACTAACATTAGCATACTCCTTTTAGGTGTATGTAGTTGGCAATTAAACGCACATAAACATTATCGCTATTGAAAATTA